GGCACAATCGTATTTTTATTGGACTAAGGAGAAAAATCAGGTAATTTGTGGGTGTTTTCAAGACACTCTTGAGCAATTCGAAGAAAAAGTAAAGCAGGTATACACAGAAGGATTACACCGAAAGCAATATGATAAATTTATTGAAACTTGTAAATACTTAAATAATTATGAAAAAATTAATAGAAATAAATGAGCCAACTTTGGAGTTTTTGAAGATTGTAGCCATTAAAAAAGGGTACAGATCAGTAAAAAATTACATAGAATCGAAATTAGAAGATGAATATTTAGAAAGTAAAAACAAGAATTCTATACTTTAAAATAAAACCTCTAATTTTCTAAATGGAAGTATATACTTTATATACTTCCATTTTTTTTTTGCATTTCTTACCTAGAAAACATTGTTTACACATCAACACCTTATTAATCAACGTTTTAAGGGTAAACTATAATAAACAAAAGTAAACGATGATTGTTTACCTGTAACTATCTAATAATCAGCAAATACCAGCGATGTAAACAATGTAAACAATATTATATTACTTTAAGTTATTTAATATAATATATAATATATATATATAGTATATACAGTATATAGAATATATAGATATACAATATATTGAATATAAGCTATAGGGATTTATTGTTTACATTGTTTATTTAGAACGGTTGGCGTATATAACCCCCTTGACTGTCAAGAAGTTAACCGAGAAACAATACTTTACGTTTATTGTTTACCTGATATTTAATCTCTTGACTGTGAGCCAATTAGAGGTAAACGAGGGTAAACTATGGTTATATATGCCCTTTTTTATTGCTTTTACCGAAAAGATGTTTAATTTTGTTGGTATGGAACGAAAGCACAGACGGATTATAGTGGGAAGTGTAGAAACCCAGTTTATGAATATCTTTAAAGCAGCTCAAAAGGTATGCCGTGATTATGATACAAAGATAGTACCTCTCAACCTGGCTGGGGACTTAATCGACATATGTAGAATGCAAGTTAAAACTGGGATGGATTCTTTTAGCCTGACACTTGTGGCTAACAACAACAACATTCTTGATAAACTCTACAAGGTTTTAGCAACACAGTCTAAAAGGATGGGAGGCAAAGGGGTGACTCTTGATTTTCTTAAACTTTGTATCTTGACGATAATAAAAAATTTCAAAGAAGGCCTTAAGAAGGGATAAGTATTATGGATTGGACCCGGCGAATAAAGAGAAGGCAGTTGTGAAAATCTGTCTGGCTGTGGAAAGTGGGAAAGCTCTGAGGAACATACTAAAGAATTCCGACATGCCAGCACCAGCCACTTTTTATAAATGGCTGGAAACTGATGAGGATCTCGTGAAACAATACGCGAGGTCAACAAGCATAAGGGCTGAGTCTCTTTTTGAGGACATGATAGACATTGCCGACAACCTAGATCCGCTAACAGGCGAATCGAGGGAAGATAACAAAACAATGACCTCTCGGGACAGGCTCAGGGTAGACACCCGTAAGTGGGCAGCCTCTAAGCTACACCCGGAGAAGTACGGCGAGAGGTACTCTGTAGACAACAACCACAAAGGCATTATTGAATTTATGAATGTTTCTAAGCAGTTCCCTGCACAGGAATGATATACAGAACCTCCACATACTACAAAATCAAAGCGATAAAGGCAAAGATCAAAGTAATTCAAGGAGGCCAGGGTGCCGGGAAAAATGTCTCGATGGCTCAGATACTAATGGAGAAAGCTATCGAAAAGAAGCGCGTTATCACTGTAATGACAGATACGTACGACAATCTAAAAGATGGGGCGATAGAAGACTTTAAGAATCAATTTGATGCTGCTGGCCTCGACTGGACAGCCGCTTACAATAAGACCGACAAGGATCTAAAGCTCGGCAGGTCAACAATACAATTCCGATACATAAATGATAACAAAAGTGGAGCAGGTAAGTCTAAACGGCGGAGTATTCTATACATAAATGAAGCTAACAAGATAGGCTGGGATATAGCATCTACCTACATCGGTCGAACCCACGAAGATGTTTACTTGGATTACAATCCAGACTTTGAATTCTGGGCACATACGCAAATCCCTCTGCTTAAGGATAACAAAGGCAACCCTTTAAGTGAACAAATAATAGTCACATATGTAGATAACGAAATGTGTCCTCAATCTGAGGTAGACTACATCGAGACGCGGCGAAGCAATACTGAATGGTACCGTGTGTTTGGTCTTGGTCAGACAGGGTATTATTCCGAGCGCCGAATATACAACTACGAATTTGTAGACGAGGTACCGAGAACAGCTAAGCGTATACCTTCAGGTATGGATTTCGGTGTTTCGCCTGATCCCACCATATTCCTTGACGCTTGGAAAGAGAAAAACAATATATATGTCGATGAAAGATTCTGTTTGAATAACCTTTTACCTGAGAAACTTGAAGGTGCTGAGAGATTGGCTATCGTTGACCAATTGGACTTTGAAGAGTTTCCAAAAGGTCAGCGTATAATTGCTGACAGCTCAGGTGCTACTGAGATAAGAGACCTAAAGAAGTACGGATACAATGTGAAAGGGGTTAAGAAAGGCACAGGATCAGTGATGGCAGGGGTTAATAAGCTAAGAGGTTACAACCTGTTCATAACAAAGCGGTCAATCAACATGAAGAAAGGATTTGAATCTTGGTTCTTTAAAGTGGATCCAAACGGTAAGATTATACCGGAGCCAGATGGCCACGAGCCGGACGGTCTAGCCGCATTAAGATACATCGAAATGATGGAAAGTAAGCCGCGCAGAAGTATGCCTATAATCATGAATGCTTAAAAGATTTGCACATTAAGTAAAAAAATTTGTAGATTTACAAAAAATTAGTTATATGACCTTCGAAAATGTAGAGGCTGTAATAATGGCCATTAAGGCAGTTCCTAAAGTACCAAAGTGGGTAGTCGAAGCCAGGGAATATCACAAGAAATTGAAAGCTTTGGTTTATGGCGACAAGTTTAGGGAATTACTTTTGAAGATTGAACACATAGAAACTAACAGCAAGAAAGCCGAGGCACGTAAAAAATACAGCCGCCCAATTAAAGATATCAATACCAAAATCCTAGCCCCAGTATCGAACGTCTATTCAGCTACGGGCGGCGGAAAAGTATACTCCGAAGAGCTCTCGGACAAGGACAGAAAAACATTACTCACTGAATTACGCGACGTAAGGGGCGGACTATCTTTAGAAAAATACCTGCAAACTTATTGGTCGAAAGACCTGTACATAGTAGATCCGTCTGGCCTCATCATGCTCGAATGGAAAGACGTAAAGGCTTGGCCAACTTACAAAAGTATTGATAAGATAAGAACATACGTACCTAACGGTCAGAATGTTGAGTTTGTAATATTCGAACCTAAGCAAATAAAGGATACTAATTATCGAATATGGAGGGTTGTCGATGATAAAGTCAGCTACACAATAAAGCAAACAGGTGAGTTCTATGCCGAAGTTTTACCAGAAACTTTCGAACATAAGTTCGGTAAATGCCCTGCTCGTGTTAATTCAGATATACAATCGTTCACGGAGGAGCACAGGCTTTCTCCTATTGACAGCATAATAGAAACACAAGAGGAGCTGCTCCGAGATCGCTCTATTCTCACAATGTTCAAATTCTTAAACGGTTTCTCTACACCGTTTGGCCCTGCTATCATTTGCCCAACGTGTCACGGTACAGGCAAGAACGGCGCAGAATCTTGCCCTGATTGCGGAGGCAAAGGAGAAGTATTAACCAAAGATGCGACAGATAGAATAACAATACCTATCGATTTAGATGCCGAGAACCCTATCAGTTTACCTGATACTTTTGCCGGGTTCATATCGCCCGACCTAGAGATCTGGGATCAATACCGAAAGGAGCTGAAAATACTATTCAATGAGTGCTATGAATCTCTGTGGAATACGAGAGAAACTGAGATAAAAGACCAAACAGCAATGGGCGCAGTGCTTAACTTGCAACCAATGGAGGCACGTTTAAACAATTGGTCGGACGTTGCACAATCACAAGAAGGTTTCTTCACTGAAATGCTTGCTAACTTCCACCTGAACAAGGATGTTAATAAGCGCATAGCTTCGATAACATACGGTAGAAACTACATAATACACCCTCCAGAGTTCCTACTCAACCAATTGCAGAAGTCAATTGCGGCCAAAGACCCTGTGACGGTACAAGATAGAAAGCTTATAGAATATCTGACAGCTAAGTACAGACATGATCCAGCCACACTGCAAAAGGAACTGATTAAGAAATCTTTAGAACCTTACTTATTCTACGCCATCGATACAGTAAATGCGATTTATGGTAGGGCAGAAGCACAAAAGAAAGGCTTGTTTATCGATTGGTGGGAAAGCTTAAAAGATACAGACAAGTCTTTAGAAGTTCTAGAGAAAGAAATGAACGCCTGGCTCGATACTAGACTAAAAACACTTACACCCGATGAACAAAATACAGTTACTCAATAGTATTCTGGATAAGTCTTCCGATGAGATAGATAAGTACATCCGTGATAACATTGATGAAAGTATGAATATTCAGATAAACATAAACATAAATGCTGAGAAGATTAGTCGGGGCCTAGATACAAAAATTAGCATCCAAGTATTAACCAAATAAATAGAAATCATGGGTATAGTAGTAGCAAAATTAGTTCGCCTCGGTAAAGATGGCGACAGCTTTAAAAAAGACAATCACATAAACGTAGTACGTAAAGCTGCAAAGGTTGATGAGGCTTACGTGAAAGGATTCAACAAGAGCTGGGAAGTTTCCGGCCAGCTTTATGTAATCGATAAAGAAGCGACGAAGAAAAGGGACGACCTTTTAAATGCCCCGAAGGCGAAAGCTGAGGCGAAAACTGAGGCGAAAACCGACCCTTTAACTTAAGACAAACAAGAGAGTGATTAATGCCGCTCTCACAATATTTAAACATATGCCAATAGTAAAGATTAACCTCGGCGGGACAATTGTCGAGATGGAAAAAGAAGCGGTCTCAAGTGCAATAGAGGCGGGAGAACTTACAATTGAAACCAGCAACCTTATGGTGTTGGATAAGTCAACTGAACCGATCGTCTATACTAAAGACGAGCATGAAAAGTTTATAGCAAACACTGAGAAAACAATTTACGAAACAAACAAGAACACCGGCGAAGAAATGGCCGTTAAAAAATTCAGGGATGATCTCAGCCTCAACTTTGAAGGTAAGACAGTAGGCAACTTATTAGAAGCTTACAAAGCAAAAATTATATCTGAAGCAAACATTAAGCCTACAGAGAAGATACAGGAACTTGAAAGGGATTTGGGAACTCTAAGGACTAACTACTCAGGTCTTCAATCCGAGTACGACACATTCAAAACAACGATTACAGAAAAAGAAACTCGAGGTAAAAAAGACAACACTCTTTTAAAATTCATACCTGATAACCTAATTGTGAGTAAAGACATTGCCCTAATGGCCTTGAAAGCTCAAGCTGGTATCGATGTTGACTTTTCTGAAACCGGTACGCCTTTACAGATGATTAACGGTCAACTTCAAAAGGATAAGAGCTTAGAACCACTACTTTTGAATAAAGATTTTCTAACCGAGAGCCTTAAAACTCTAGGCTTACTTAAAGCTTCTGAAGGTGGACCGGGTGGCGGCGACGAACCAGGTGGAGGGGCTTCAGGAGGTTACGCTGCTTTCATCAAAGAAATGGAAAGCAACGACACTCCACAAGGCAGCCTTAAATTTCAAGAGGAGCTAAACAAAAGAATAGCGGCCAAAACAATCGATATGTCAAAGTGAAAGAATTATGGGACTATTTGGAGGTATATTGAAGATCACAGAAGGTGTGGTTAAAACAGGAATAGGAGTCGCTGCCGATATTGCAACCCTCGGAACGAACGCAATAGAGGACGAGACTTACACGGCTAAAGGCCTTATGGATGTTAAAAAAGGTCTCAATAAAACATTTGAAGATTAAAAAACAAATAGGGCTGATGATTTTATCCCTATTTGTTTTTTAATAAATATTTAGTACATTTGATACCTACACAATGCTTTAGATATTAAGCATTTTAACACACTTCCGTATATTGGCCACGAGATATTGTTGGCAGGTTGGAAAAATTAAACAATTTTTAATCACTAACAATAACTATAATTATGGCTTATACAACTGCCGATTTAGTAAAATATCAGGCTCAGCTCGTAGCGGGTATGCAAGCCGGTGAACTGCGGGTCCGTACCCCAGAGGTTTTCAATAACCTTCGAATAAATACGGAAATGATGATCCCTTCTCACAACGAGATTAAGAACTCCGCAAAGCGAACTACCGGCGAGGTTAACTACTTTGCTCGCTCTAGCCGTGCTTTAGGTACAGGCGACTAAACACACAATCACACGGGTGTTGTTGGCTCTTCTGCAATCGTTGTGCCTTCTTGGACACCTTACGACGACAAATTTTCCTACGCTATTAAGCAAGCCAATGACTCGGTTTATAACTTGGATCAAATGCTGATGAACGAAATAGTCAATATTAACAACAACTTCTCTGAAGGGTTGGAAACTATTGCAGCCGCCTGGATCCATGCAAACCGTTCCGGTGTTAATGTTTCAACTGCTGAGGGTTCTTTCAGTGCTGCAAACGATGTGTTTGAAATCACTGAGGACTATACGAACCTTGTTGCTTCTGGCTATCGCACTTTGCAAATAATTAAAACCAACCTACGTATCAATAAATGGTCGGCTATGTTGACTATTTACGCCGACACTGTAGGTTTTAATAAGATGCAGGCTTTGGCTAACAACGGAGCAGGGAACAGTATTAATACCTCTTTCCAGTTTAGCGGGGTTAACTTCATCCACTCTCCTGAGCTCGATGCTTTGGCAAGTGTTTTAGGTTACACGGCAGGTTATTTCATTGCTGAGCCAGAAAACAATACCGCTGTTTTGGATTGGATCCCCCCACAAAACCGCGATGGTTTCATAGGCTCTGACAATAAGTACGGCGTACTTATCCACCCTACTACAGGGATATTGTTAGGTACTCACGAGTACTCTGCAAGAGCAGCCACTCAGGACGTTGTGACTCAGGTTCAATTGTTCTCTTATCTGTCTCTTAATGCTTCGCCGTTAACTGTGGCTGACGAGACACCGCTTTACGCATTCGCTCTTGTGGCTGCCGTAGTAGCATAGGAGTAAACAGAATTATTAACTGTAAAAAGAAAGAATATTAAGATGAAAAAGTTTATATTTATTATGATAGCCTTACTTGCCTTTATGGTAGTAGGTGTACAAGCTCAGGCGACCAAGGTGAAAACCCTAGCATCTGGGCAATGGTATTTTACCGATGCAAATAACGTTTCTCTGGCCACCTCGGGTGACAGTGTACTGCTTTATACAATCACATTGAATAAAGCCGACGACATACTCTACGATATCAAGTTGAAGCTTGACTCGGTAAGCGGGACACCCGACTATGATATAGACTTGAAAAGCAGGGTATTCACAACAGACGCTTGGGTTGATTTAGAGACAGATGTCACTTGGGACGGCACAAGTGCCGACACGGCTATCTTGTTTCAAGAACATTCTACTGCTGTATTTGCACGACAGCTACAGGTACAAGTGAACGGGCAGGCTCTTACAGGGGCCGCGGCTTTGGATTTACTTGAAATAAAAATCTGGCCGTAAAATGTTCAACGTAGCAAAAATACAAAGTTCCCTTAATGGGTTAGTAGGCTTTAGACAGCCTGCTAACCCTACCTATGCTATAATTGACGCGGCTAATTTAATAAGCCGCTCAAGTCGTTATGTGACTGACCACAGCCTTTTGAAGGTAGAGTATATTAAAGAGAACCTTGATTTTAAAGACGCTACAGCAATACAGTTTAACACCTTTTTAGCCAATAAACAAAACGCTGCGATTGTCCGGGTAATGGACAAGATTTTTAATAAGTCGGATTTCATAGACAGACAAGTTTTATATCAGCAAGCAAACAATAAAATAGAGGTTGAAACATTACCTGCTGGATTTGTAGGCTTTAAAATTGAAACATCTATCGAAAAAAATTGGGCTTTTGAAATTACCCGTGCTATTTTAGAGTTCCAAGGTACAGGCGACGTTACGATAATGCTGTGGAACTCTGCTATTAAAGAGCCTTTACAAACTAAGGCAGTTACTATCGCAAACGAAACGCAAGAGGTAGCGCTTAATTGGAGGTTGGACAATACAAATGTTGCTTATAAAGGTAATTATTATCTAGGCTACAATACACAAAGTTTGGTAGTAGCACCTTTTAAAAGGAACTACGAAAACGCTAACGTGATTAGCACTATTACCGGAATGTGTTTCGAACAGATAGAAGTAGCTGGCCATATAGGTACTAGCCTTTTCGACTTTGAAGACATAGACGGTTCCGATATTAATGTCGGCATCAACCTTGATATTACAGTCTTCAATGATGCTACCAACATGATAATACAAAACCAATTCTTGTTTGCGAAGGCTATCGAGACACAAATGATTATTGATTTGTTATCTGAGATTACAGGGTCTCTAAGGCTCAATCTAACCGAAAGGCAAAGCGATTCCATGATGACAAAAATCATAATGGAGTTGGAAGGGTTGAACGGCGACGGCGATATTAAGAAAGCCGGCCTTAAAAAAGAATTAATGGGTGAAATAAACCATACACGTAAAGAAATAAAGAGGCTACAGAGAGGCTATTTTGCCAGTGGTTTTCTATTACAAACATTAACTTAAAAAATTGAAATTATGTGTCCATTGTATGTATGTCCTCCTGCCGCAGCAATTCCCGATATATCAACAGCGGTTTGCTTACAGGATTTCGGACAAATTCAGAAAGCCGCTTTCATGCGACAGTATGCAAGCGCAGGTGTTAAGAACGAATTCACCGCAACAGGTGCAGGTGATATTAAACTATTAGCTTCTTGGACAACCTATCTAGCAGCCGCAGCAGCTACTAAAGTGCAGGTAACTCCTGAGATTGAGAATCCTGTGACAGTACCTGGGGCAGCCAAAACAGTAGGTGGTGGAAACGCTACCCTCGGAGGCATAACAAAGAACAGAGGTTCTGAGCCAACAAGCCAGACTTATGATCTTAATGCTTACAACCAGGGTATCATAGCAGAGTTGAAAGAGTTCCAAAGTGAGTTTTCATTAGGAGTTTTCCTATTCAACCAATATGGTCAAATTGGATGTTTAACCGATGATATCGGAACACCAACGGCCTATTACCCTATCCCTATCGCAAAGCAAACATTCTTCATTGGTGATAAGAAGCTGGGCGGATTAGACGAAGAGGATATGAACTTGATGACTTGGCAGTTCATGCCCGGATGGTCGGACTACTTCGTCGTCGTATCGCCTACAGATTTCTCACCTTTGACTGATTTAGTTAACCCATAACAGTATGGCAGACACAACAGTATTTTGCAAATTGCCAGACGGCAAGGAGTGGGAAATGAAAGTCCCAGAGAAGCAAGCAGAAGGAATGATTAAGCTTGGGCCTTGGAAAGCTAAAGCAAAGAACACCTTCGGAGAAACTAAGAAATAAATAAAAGCCCGTTCGTCACTAGCGAGCGGGCTTTCTTTTTATGGCTATATTCGACGACATAGTAGTAGGGTTAAAAGCTTTCAATTCGAATGCTTGGGACATTGTCGCCGATAGCATAGAGCAGAATAAAGAAGATATTATTGAGCTTAATACTAAAAGGATCTATGACAAAGGTAAAGACAGTGAGAGTAAACCCCTCAAGAATAGATATGCTAATTATAAAGCTTACTCACCCGCATACAAGAAGAAAAAAAAGAGATTAGGCATACCAACGAGCCACGTTAACCTATTCTTAAGCGGGAATTACTTAGGTTCCTGGCAACTTAAGGCGAACAGTAAAGAGGTTAACATTGATGTGGATGTCAGCAATGCTGATTTAGATGCAGTTTTAGCCGATTTATATGGTCAAAATATACAAGGTTTAACTCCTGCGGAGTGGGAAAAAGTAGTAGACAAGTTCATATTACCTAGAATTATTGACGAACTAATAAAAATATTTGCTTAATGGTAACTTATTCAAGCACACCTGTATTAGTAGACGCTTTTTTAGTAGACTTTAATACTGAAATCATAAAGCGACTAACGTGGCTAAGCAACCCCCTTGGTAAAATACAACCTATTACGAAAGAGGTTGGAGGTAGAATGGTGAAAGTACCTGCAATGCACACCGATTCAGGTGAGTATATTGAAGTTTACCCCTCCGATACCCTGGCTAATATGTCGTGGTTTGACATAGGTGAAAGTATACCTATAGGCAGGTCTAAATTTAAAGTATCTGCTGAGTTCAATATGTTTCTGAACCTTAATAAGATATACCCTTTGGTAACTGCAAGCAGAGACCTTGAGAATGTCAAAAGTGATGTTTTCTTAGCTTTAAAAAATTTGTCTCTTTCATCCGGCGCTATTGTATTGAAATCAATTTCAGAAAATTACGACGATGTTTATCAAGGTTATGCTTTGCCAGGATTACAGGATAAATATTTCATGCAGCCCTATGCTGGACTTAATTTCAGCCTTGATTTATACATTAGGAATACTAATATTATTTGCACATGATACAAAAGAAAATAGGCAGACTTAATTTAGAGTTGTACAGTAGCATTAACGAGTTGCCTAGTGAGAGGTATCATAAATTCAACCTTTACTGCTTAATGGCTGCGGGTATCGGTAACGACGCAGAGAGCGTACAAAACCACATATCTGATATTTTCCAGAGTTTAAGCAAAGGCGATACCGAAAGGCTTAAGATACAATTCCAAAACTATTACCACTCCCTGCACCTTATACTTGAGAAGGCAGACACGCAGAGTTTAGCTTTCTCTTGTCTTATTGCGGCAATCGACGGTAAACCGATTACTGATTTATCGGACGACGGCTTGCAGTATACTCAGTATTTGATAAGTAGGGAGGAGAAAAGACTGCAAGTGGTGGGGCTGTTCACGGATTTAAAAAAAAAATTGAAGCAGGACTTGAGATATATTTTCCTGAGAAGGTGAACGAAAGCCGTACAGCCATGCATTACAATTATTTGAATAAGCACGGCATACTTTTAAACAGGAAAACACTAGGTGAAGACGTAGACAATGAAATAAAAAGAATTGAGAACGAACTTTACATGAGGAACAAGCCAAGACTCTACGGTGGAGAAAAAGGCTTACTAATAAAGATAGAAAAAGAGTATGAAAACACTTGTGTTATCATGCAGCAAAACGGGATAGTAGAACCTAAAAAGAATACGGTTTTTGAATTCTACACAGCTTTAAGAATAATAGAAAAACAAAATAGCAATGGCCAGCTCCAAAGAACTAAAAGGAATAAATGACGGACTAACTAAGATGCTGGGGCTTATTAGTGAGCTAGGTGTTGTCTTCGAATCTACTGGTCAGACTATGGAGGAGGGTCTGAAAGCTATTGATGATCAAGTTAAGAAAAGTATAAAAACACAGGAAAAGCTAACAGGTGCTAAGAAGGAGCAGCGCGAGGAAATAACGAAGGAGCAAAAACAAGCCGGACAACTTCTTAAAGCTAAAGAGGACTTGAAAATGTCCTATAAGAATAATGCCATTGAAATTCTTAAATTAAAGAAGATCAAGTCGGATATGATCAGGCAGCAAAAACTAGAGCTTACACAAGGCAAAGGAGCTGCAAAAACTTATGAACAATTAAGCGCAAGGTACCGATTAGCTGCTAAAAGTGCTAAAGATTTAGCAGTACAGTACGGAATAAATAGTAAGCAAGCAAGAGGGGCAATAGCTTCTGCAAAAGCATATAACAATCAACTTAAGGCAGTTGATAAATCACTCGGTAACTCACAAAGAAATGTAGGAAATTACAGTAAAGCTATTTCAGGTTTAGGTAAACAGTTACTTTCTGTAGGTGCTGGATTTATAGGTATACAGAGTGTTATTAGAATATTCAAGGGCATAGGACAGGTCGTAATAGATTTCAGTAAGTCGCAATCCAATCTTGCCGCCGTACTTGGAAAAACACGTAAAGAAATAAAAGAGTTATCTGACGACGCTAAAAAATACGGATCTGTAACAGCCTTTACCGCAACACAAGTTACAGATCTACAAACAGAGCTCGCAAAATTAGGTTTCACTCAAAACGAAATAAAAGCCTCAACCTCAGCGGTATTAGATTTCGCACAAGCTACCGGTGCAGAACTAGGGGATGCCGCAAAAGTAACAGGGGCAGCCTTAAGAGCTTTCAATTTAGATGCTATAGAGTCCGGCAGAGTTGCGAGTGTATTAGCAGTTGCAACGTCTAAAAGTGCTTTGTCCTTTTCTGATTATCAAACTGCTTTAAGTACTGTAGCTCCCGTAGCTAAAACTTTCGGTTTCTCCATCGAAGATACGGTAGCAATGTTAGGTAAATTGAAGGACGCTGGTTTCGATGCATCAACAGCAGCCACCTCTACCCGTAATATATTATTGAATTTAGCGGACAGTAACGGTAAACTAGCAAAATCTTTAGGGGCACCTATTAAAAATTTCGATCAATTAATACCTGCTCTTGTTAAATTAAGAAAAGAAGGGGTGGATCTCAACGATACTCTGAAGTTAACAGATAAAAGATCCGTAGCAGCATTTAATCAATTTCTATCTGGAGCTGAATCAGCAGGTGAGTTGAGGGATAGCTTGATAGATGTTAAGGACGAAATGCAAGAAATGGTTGATACCCAATTAAATAACTTAACTGGGGATATCGGAAAGTTAAAATCAGCGTGGCAAGGTTTTATATTGGCAGTAGTAGATGGGGAAGGGGCTTTTAGTCAGTCAATAAGGAAATATACCCAAAGCATTACAAACGTATTGCTTCTAGTTACTAATCTATCAGTGGTACTAAAAAGAACTAGCAAACTTACACAGGAGGAAATAGCAAAATTAACAGATTTTGTTACGACACAAGAAAGTATAAGTAGTGAATTCTTAACCGGATTATTTGAAAAAGTGGAAAAAGCAGGTACAGAGGCTTTAGACGCTTTAGAATCCAATTTATTAGGGATCGAGTCTAATCTAACCTCTAAAATGCAGGTTGTTTTCACTGAGCTAATAAGAAGAAGACGTGAGTATCTAGCTTTAGCAGCAGCTAGCGAGGCTGAAGCGAACGATAAAATTATTGAAAAATTAAGCAAAACAGAAATAGAAGCAGAAATAAAAAAGAACAAAGCATTATACAAAGCTGCTTTATCTCTATTTAAGCAAGAGCAAGAATTAGCTTTAATAAAATTTAAAAATGCCGGGGCAACGGACGAGGCTATACGTATATTTACGCTTAAT